TTACGCGCCGTTCCTCGCTCGGCTGATAACCCTGAGCTGAGCTACCGCCCTCGACTTCGATAGTGCGTCTCGATTGTAGCGACTCGTCGTGGCGAGGTTCGTGTGGGTCGCCGTCTTGCTGACGTGCGCCAGATCCGCGCCCGACCCTGAGCCCTCGGTAATCCCGCCGGCCCGGGCATCCATGCACCACACCACGTCAGGCACGCTGGCTGCGCGAGCGCATTCCCTCCAGATCTCCCGGAAGTGCCGGGCCCGCCACGGCCGCCCGGTCGTCTCGCAGACGATCATGGGACCGATCCGGCGCATGGCCGGGACGTGCACGAGCTCCTCGACCACCATGGGCATCGTCGATAGATCGTGCTCGGCCCGCCGGCGGCCGCGGCTCTTCGAGGTCGGCTTGTCGAGCACCAGGGTGCGCGGGTCGACGTGCTCGCCCCAAAGCAGCCCGGTCCGCCAGACGCGTCCGCGATCGACGAGGGCGCCGGTTTGCTCAGCCGAGTCGTCGAGCACCCATTCCCCGATCACGTCCTTCTGGCGCAGCACCGCCTCGAACATGATGGCCGTCGCCAGGGCCACGGACGGCAGCCCGCGCTTGTGGGCGGCCTCGCGGACAGCCACGACCTGCTCGGGCGTGATGAAGGCGTCCCGCTGGGGCGCGGTGGCGAACTCCATGTCCTCCATCACCGAGCGCAGCGCCTTCGCGTCGGCGATGTTGAGCACCTTCCCGAACTTCAGGACGATCCGGAGCATCGTCATGAGCGCGTGCGCGAACCGGACGCGCGGCTTCCCGCCGGGCACCCGGGGCTTCGTGAAGTCGCGATGCCAGCGGAGTAGGTCCTCGCCTGTGATCCGGTCGACCCGCCGCGCGCCGATCCGCTTCGAGAGGACGCCGAGGTTGTAGACGTAGCTCCGCCGCGTCTCCGCGGTGACCCCATGGAATGGGCTGACGTCGTGGACCTGGTAGAGGTTGATCAGCGACCGCAGCGAGCCGTCGTATTTGGCCTTGGGCGGGTTGTGCAGGCCGCTCAGCCATTCCTTGGCCTCTGCGCTCAGCCGCCGGCATGTGGAGGCCAGCGCGAGCATCTCCGTCGGCGTTGGCTCGGCAGCATAGGGCTCGGCGCTCAGCCGCACCGTCGGCGGCGAATAACCCTGCTTGCGCGCCTCGGCCGGCGCGACCCAGACCGGAACACGGCCACCCTTACGGGGCCGCCATTCCAGGCCTGGAGCATGATTGTCGGTCATGTCCAGTCTTCCTCTCCATCGGGTGCGGAACCACCCGACGGCGATGCTATTCCATTCCGGCGGCGCAGGAAGGCTTCGACGGCTGGCCAGTAGCGGCGGTTGCCGAACAGCGGGTCGCGCTTCGGCAGGCCGTCGCGCTCGAGGACAGTGGCGACGCCGTCCCAGGCCTTCGCCATCTCCGGCGCCGCGTCCGGTCCGTAGATCGCTGCTACGATCGTCGCCTCGCTCGGATACAGCGGCATCTCGGCGGGCGCGCGGGGTACGCTACGCGGCACTGTCCCCTCCCTGCTCCTTTGGAGTGTCGCCAGCGAGGGCAGCTCGGACTGCCTCACGCCCCGTCCCGTAGTAGTCGCGAGGCTTCGGCGCACCGCGGATCGTCCGCTCGGCATGGTCGACGCCGCGGTTTTCGGCCTCCCACTCCGGACGCGTCGGGGTCTCGATGATGCGAAGGCCGGAGACCATCTCGGCGCAGATCAGGCGCATGGCTTGGGCGCCGCGCTGCTCTGCGGTAACGGCCCGGGCCTCGGCTTCCCGGATGCGCGCCCGAAGCGCCGGGATCGTCGAGGCCTCGTGGCACCAGCGCTGGACGAGGTCGATGTCAGACGAGCTGCCGCAGACCATGCGCACGCCGCAGCCCGAGAAGCCGGCATGACCCTGCGCCTGGCTCGCACGCTCTACCCGCGCCCAGACCGCCCGCGCCTCCGGCGTCAGGCTGTGCCACGGCTCCACGTCGCGCGGGCGGGCGTGGGCGAAGCGGGCCTCGTAGGCGGCGCGGCCCGGTTCAGCGGCGGCGTTCATGCAGCACCTCCAGGCGTTCCGGCCTTCCACAGCATCGGCCGAGCGTGATCAGGGATGCGCGAGCGGCCCCGCGCCATCGGATGGATCGGCGAGCCGTCGGCGGTCAGGCCGAAGCAGTGGACGTCCGGCCAGGGCTCCTCGCCGGTGGTGATCTCCTCGAGCACGTGGTCGACGAACTCGGGATCCCAGGCGCCGGCGCCCCAGCAGGCCACGACGAGCCGGGCCGCCTTCGCCTCGCGCACGACGATCGGCAGGTTGCTGAAGTGGATCACGTCCCGCGCGTGCCAGTCCGGGCCGTTGTCCATGTACTGCGCCCAGGCGCGGCACTCGGCCGGCGACGAGGTGCGCAGCGGGTAGAGGTTGACCGCGGTGAACCCGCCGTAGCCCCAGGACCAGGCGAAGTAGATCCAGCGACGCACCGTCGGATCGTCCTGGCGTTGGTCGGCCGTGCTCGGGTTGAGCCCGATGAAACAGACGTGGCCGCCCTCGCTCGACCAGGTCCGGGTCAGCGTGAAGCGGTAGGCGCCGCACCGGGACAGATTGGCCGAGCGGGCGATCGTGTCGGCGAACGGCACGCCGAACAGGTCGGGCGAGGCGAGGGCGGCCGCGCTCATGCGGCACCTGCCTGAGCGGCCGATGCCACCTTCACGCTGACGACGTAGTCCCAGTTCTCGGCTATGATCTTCTTGAGGTCGGCTGGCAGCGAGTCGACGAAGGTGTCCGCCGCCGGCCGGTCATCCGAGGCGAACGCGATGGCGCTGGCCAGCGCGTCGCACATGGCGCCGATCACGTCCTCGATCGGATGGCCGGCCGCGACCATCATCAGGTCCTGCATCAGCTTGGTGCGTCCGGTGCTCATCGTGCGCTCCAATGCCAAGTGAAGACGGTGGCGCCCTCGGGGATCTCGCCCGGAGAGGTGCGCCGGCAGCGCAGGCGGCCCACGGCTTTCGAGCCCGGCCGGCAGAGTCGGAACTCGACGATCTCGTAGGCAGTGCGGCCGCGCGCGGTGCGCAGCCACGTGCCGGGCGTCGGGAGGGGACCCAACCAGCTATTCGCGGTGAGGGTGACGAGGCTCATCGGACGACCCACAGCACCACGCCGTTGATCAGGATGTGCAGGACGTTGTCGGCGATGATGAGCAGCCAGACGGCCAGCCACGGCGGCACGTCGTCCGGGTAGCCGGTGACCGTCACGGGGCCGCGCGCGCCGTTCTTCGCCCAGACGACGAAGCGGGCGAGGCGCCAGCGGTCGATCAGGAAGTGCGTGCCGCCGATCAGCGCAAGGGCGACGACGCCCGGCCAGCCGCCCGGGATGAGCAGCAGGAACGGCAAGCTGTAGGCCGTGGCATGCGCGAAGGCCGCGAGGCTGTCCTGGCCCTTGCGGGTCGCCATCCAGTGCGATTGCAGGAGGTAATCGCCGACGAGGTGCGCGACGATCTGGTCGGCGGTGAAGATCGCGCTCATGCCGCCACCTCGGCGATCGGCGCGAGCTGGTCGATGTTGCGCGCGTGGACGGTGAAGGTGATGGCGACGACCCACGGGTTGGCCTGCCAGGACTCGGGCCCGTTGATGTGGTCCCAGAGCTTGGCGAAGCTGCGTGCCGCGTGGCGGCCGCCGGGCTCCTCGACGCCGACGGCAGTGATGCTGTGCGGCCAGATCCCGGGCACGTAGTAGAAGGGCAGATCGGCGCTTTCGCGCTCGACGCCCTCCGCGGCCGCATCCCCCTCGCTGATATCCTGCAGGCGCTCGACCCGGACGTCCGTCACCAGGAGCGTGAGGCGCGAGGCCCAGCGCGTCATGTGGATCGACGGGCGCCAGCGCGAGATCTCGCCGTCGACCGTGCTTCCATCGGCCCGGTAGAAGCCGCGCTCGGCCAGGGCTTGGGCACCCGGATCGCTATGGGTCAGCGCGTCGAGTGGCGCCCACGCCTCGCGGACGTAGAGGCGATCGCCGATGGCATACGACACCTTGAACGGATCCGATGCCGGCTCGCTGCCGTAGATGCGCCAGCCACCGCCTTCGCGGTGCGCTCGGAGCTGCGAGAACCGCGGGTTCACGTGGTCGTAGATCTGGACCTTCGCGAGCCGCCGAGTCTGCGTCTTCCGGTCAGCGAGCAGCGCGCGGATCATCGGCGCCGAGAAGATTATGGGGCGGTCAGCCACGGACGGCCTCCAGGGCTTGAGCGCGCTCGGCGTAGAGCCGCCGCTGGCACGCGCGCATGCGGATGGGGTGGAGCAGGGCCGAAGCCTCCGCGAGGGCAGCGCGCGCTTCGCTATGTTTCCGTTCGGCGGCTTCGACCGCCCTGCGCTCTGCTCCGGTGAGGTAGTCCCGCCAGTCACCCTTGAGGGCACGCGGGGTCCACGGCGCGTTCATCCTGCGCCTCCCGTCGCGAGGGCTGTAGAAAACGGCTTGTCCGTGCACTGCCCGGAAACTGGATGGACGCGATGGATGGGGCGGTTTGCTACCAACTTGCGAGTTAGCTGCGAGGCTTTATGAACGATCAGCCTCAAGGGTCGGGCAACGGGGGACCATCGATCCTTCGAACGGTTCTCGTTGTCTTGATCGCACATTTTTGCGCTGCATACGCTTACAGTGCCTTTGCCCTTTTCTGGACCGATCTTAGACATCACTGGAGAGAGGCATTCTCTGTTGTCGGCAACACGAGCTTGATAGATATTGGCAAATACCTGTTTGTAATGTTCTTTGCGGTGCAGATGTTTGCTTTCGTGGTATCGTTCATGACTGCTCCGGCCCTGTTGCTTAGTGTGCCGGCTGCCTTCGTTGCGGCGAAAAATTCGCAATCGGCCGCAAAGCGTTTCACTGCGCTCGGTCTTTTGGCCGGCGTATTGTTCGGTGTTCTGAACTTCAAACCAACCCGCACGCCCGGTGCATTCGATACGATCTCGTGCCTGATCTTCGGTATCACGTTTGCAGTCGTCGTCTTTTGGCTTTGCAACCGACGGCGGCGAGAGAGCGATGCGAGCGTTTCCTGAGTGCCATGCTCTGGCATTTCCGCGCGTGATGGTGCTGGACTCGGCCATGCTGCTACTCCGCGGCTTCGGGGATGGGGCGATGCGCGCAGTCCGACGCGCTGCTACGCTCGCGGTCCGAGATCGAGAGGGCCGGGCGTGTTCAAGGGCTTCGTGCGTGAGGGTGAGTTGCGGCGTTGGGCACCCTGGGCCGGCGTAGTGCTGTTGATCCTGGCTGCGATTGCGCTTGAAACAAGCATGGAAAGCGTGTGCTGGGACGAAGAAAGCGCCAAGGCAGCAAAGATCAATGAAGCCGCAGGCTGTTTCGAATTCTGGTTCAATCGATATCAGACACTGATCGGGGCGATAGCTGCACTTGCCGCTGCGGGAGCAGCTTGGATCGGTGTTCGCCGGCAGATTGATAAGGCTGACGACCAGATTGCAGCAGCTAGTCGCCAAAACGCCATCGCTTTGCTGCCCGTTCTGGACGAACGAATCAAGCATGCTATGAAAATCTACGTGAAAGCTGAAGCTGCTTCCAGACGAGCAGACAATATCGTGCTGTCTGCTAGGCGAATGATTGAAAATGCGACGAGGATCCGATCTTCCTATGGGCGTGACCAAGACATCAGGAATTTTATGGTCACATTCAATATCAACCGGATAAATTACGAGAAAGAGCTGGAGACGTTTTCTAAACTGATTGACGAAATATCTGAGGTGCAGACTGATGGTCTCGCGTGGCCTGATCTCAGGCGAAGCGTTGGAGAATTCTGGTTTAGTTATAACCATATTCTCAAGCAAAGCCGCGCGGCTTTGCTTCAAATTAAGAATACGCTTGTCAAGAGAACTGGCGGCGATGGCATGTCTTACTACATCATCGATATTGATAAATTCGATGCGCGGCCACTCGTGGCCCCGAATAACGCATCCGTCTCCCTGCTTAATGCTATAGGTCATCAAGTAGAGGCTCTTCAAAACGAGCGCGATCAAATTTTTGAACGCAACTCCTTTTGAATAGAGATTTAAGTCCGTCGAACCCTCAATGATATTTACTGCGCTCATGCCACCCTCCCGAACAGATCAGGCTGCCGGGCTGCTGCGTCGATCATCGGCAGCGTGACCGCGAAGCGCGTGGCGCTGGTGCCGTCGATGCTGTCCGCAGTCGCAGCGTGGGCCATTCGAATGCGACGGACGGTGTTCACCCGGGCCACGTGATAGTGGCAGCCGTGCTCGCGGCAGAACGCGCCCCAGTCCGCCATGCGGGCGAGCTTCCACTCGGTCGAGCCGCCCAGGAAGATGCCGACGCTTGGGCCCACCAGCGGAGCAAGGTCGGCGTGCTCCATGCCATCCTGCACGGCGATCAGCACCAGCGGCACGACCGACAAGCAGCGGTTGAGGTAGCGGACGGAGAGGTCGAGCGAGCGCGGGCCGCCGGCCACGATGTCCGGCAGCACCAGCCACTCGGCCGGCCGGTCGAGCCTCGACAGCCAGTCGAGGAAGCGCTCGAACGCCTCCTCGTCGAACTCGCGTCCGGTCTGGAAATCGCTCCAGGCGCCGTTGTCGGCGACGATGCGGAAGCGGATCCGCTCGCCTGTCTCCGGGCAGGTCCAGCACTCCACGCGCCAGACGCCGGCACGCGAGATGAGCAGGCCCCAGCCGTGGCGCCCGAGGGCATCGAGGTTCCGGCGCGTGCCGGTGCGGGAGGCCCAGCACATCATGCCGCCACCCCTTCGCCGCTTGCCGGGGCGCGCCGCTTCCGGCCCTTGGTCTTCGGCCGGTCGCCGCGCTTCGCCCACTCCCGCACCTCGGGGTACGCGACGCCGGTCAGCGCGGCCCAAGCCTCGCGGCACTGCTCCAGCGTGAACATCGCCGTGTGGCAGGTCTCGCGGGTGAGTCCCATGCGAGCGGCGAGGAAGCCGTAGATGCGGCCGCGGGCGGCGCGCTGCACGGTCTTGATGCCCTCGGCGTTGAGGCGGCCGTAGCCGCCGGTTTGCGGAGCATCCTTCCAGAACGGGTCGATCCTGCGGTGATGCAGGAGGATGCGCGCCTCGCGCAGCGCCGCGTCGGCCGGGAAGCCCAGCGGGTCCTCGGTGCCCGGATGGCAGCCGACATAGGTGTCCTCGCAGACCGTGCAGGCCCAGATCGGCTTGTCCGCGAGGTCCGGGCGGTGCGGGTAGATCTCGCGGCCGTCGGTGAGGCGCGCCGCGGTCTCGCAGGTCGGGCAGATGGGGGCGCTCATATCCGCGCCTCGACCACCGGCAGCCCGGCGGCGCGCGCCTTCCGCACCATGTCGGCCGTGCCGGCGCCGCCCGGGAACGCGATCACCGCGTCGGGTCGGCCCTCGGCGAGCATCTGGGTGTTCCGAAGCGGCCCGGCCTGCCGGCCGTAGCGGTCCCAGTCCGCCGGGAAGGACGTCGCCGGGATCCCGCTCGCGCGGGCCCAGTCCGCCGCGCCGGAATCGGCGCCGGTCGCGCCGCCCTGGATCACGTGCGAGATCAGCACGTGCTGGGCGCGACCGAGCGCGTCGGCGCACTCCTCGGTCGCGTGCGCCTCGAGCCAGTTCCAGACCAGCGCCGGGTTGAGGTCGCGGCCTCCACAGATCAGGACTCTCACCGGATGTCCCCCCAGCGGATCGTGTCGATCATCTCGCGGTAGGCGGGACGGGTCGTGACCTCGGCCGTGTAGGAGGCGATGCCGATGCGGTGCATGATCCGCATGATCATCAGGCCGGCAGACCACGACGCGGAGCAGTCCGCCGCTGCCGGCGATGCGGTAGGTCTGAAGCGCGCTCATCTTGCCACCACGGCGAGCGCAGGCCGCTCGTCCCCTCTAGCGCGCACGGGCGCGGCTTCCTCGACGGCGACGACCGATCCCTCTTGGAGCGCCAGGAACACCGGCAGCAGGGTCTCGTAGTGCTCGGCCACGAAGGCCATCAGGAGCGCGAGGCTCGCCAGCGCCTGGCCGTGCTCGATCTTCCCGACGGTGGCCCGCATGGTCGAGCGCTCGGAGCAGGCGCCGAGGATCCCGGCGGCCGCGAGGTTGACCCGGGCGGCGGTCTCGGCCGCGTGGGCGAGCTGCGCCGGATCGATCGTCGAGAGGTCGAGGGTCTCCCTCGCGCCGGCGGCCATCAGGCGGCCTGCTCGGATGCGGCGGTGAAGCCGGGGAAGCCGTCGTTCTCGTCGGCGTGGGCGTCCGCGGCTTCGGCCACGGTCGCGAGCTCGTCCCGGATCTCCTCCAGGATCGTCCGGGCGCGCTCCGGGAGGCCGGCGAGCCACTCGGCGAGCGCGAAGGACCCGCGGGCCGCCTGCGCGCGGGCATCCGCCAGCAGATCAGCCTTCGTCCGGCGCGGGGCCTGCCCGCCGCCGCGGGCCCAGGCCGCGAGCTGCTGCCCGCACGCCTCGTCGATGGCCTTGCGCTCGGGGAAGAAGCCGCGGTGCTGCTCCTGGACCTTGTGCGGCAGGTCGAACCGCGGGATCCCGGGCGAGTCCGGCGAGAGCGTAAAGCTCGCCGTCATCTCGTACATGAACCGCTTCTCGCAGATCGGCATCCAGCCGAGCGGGCGGACCTGCGTGCGGCCGCCCTCGCGCACGATCTCGATCTTCTCGTCGGCGCGCAGGCAGAAGATCAGCGTCGCCCGGCACTGGAGCAGCGCGTTCATCATCCGCTTGTGGGCGAGCTTCGGCTCCTTCCAGTTGCCGGGCGCCTTGGTGCCGCTCTCGGCCAGCGCGTCGGCCCAGTCGATGATCCCGCCCTCGCCGTCGTATTCGTGGCTGAAGCTGTCGAGGATCACGACCTCGGCGCCGGCGGCCTCCGCCGCGGCGATCGCCTCGACGAAGCGGATCGGCTTGAAGGGCGGCCGCATGTCGGCGTGCAGGAAGCGGTGCTGGTCAGCGTAGTGCAGTCCTCGGCGGGCCTCGGTGTCGACGAAGGCGATCTTGCCGGACGGCGAGATGCCTTCGGCGAGCCGGAGAGCGCTTTTCGTCTTGCCGGACCCTGAGGCGCCGGCCAGGGCGATGAGCAGCGAGACCTGCTCGCGAACGGCGGGTGCGAAGGTGAAGCTCACGCGGCGCTCCCCATGTCGAGAGGGCGGAAGGGGCTCTGCGCGACGTCGTAGGAGACGCCGGCGAGCCGCGGATCGAGGGACTCGCGCTCGGACCAGCGCCGCTCGGCCCAATCCGGGTAGTCGGCGCGCACGATCTCGGCGGGGTAGCCCGGCCAGTCGTCGGCTGCCCGGCAGCGGTTCCAGAGGTGGAGCGCGGCCGCGACCTTCCGGGCGCCGACCTCCATGGCGACGCCGTCCGCCTCGGCCACGCAGAGGCCGTTCGGCTCCTCGGATTCCACGAAGATCCAGCGGAAGCGGATCCGCCCGGCGAGGTGCGGCAGCAGGGTGGCCAGCACGCGCACGTAGAGCGCGGCCTGGACCTCCATGCTCATCTGCTCGAGGCGCCGTCCCAGGCCCTGCGGCGCCGCCACTTGGCTCGACGTCTTCACGTCCCAGATGATCGCGTGCGTCGGGTGGATCTCGACGCGATCCATCATGGTCCGCAGCCAGGCGCCGGACCGGTCCTGAACGACGGCCACGACCTCGGCCGGTGCCGACGTGAACCCCTCGCATCCCGGAATCTGCGGCAACCGGGCGAGCACCCGGTCGGCGATCCGCTCGGCCGTCACGAGGTCGGGCATCAAGATCGGGGCCCGCCCTCCCGCGTAGGCCGCGGCGCGCGCAGCCTTGGCGTCGGCCTTCTTGTAGTCGTCGAAGTCGATCGCCACGACCTCGGCGCCCTGGCCGAGGATGAGCTTGTGCGCGACGGTGCCGATCTCCTGCGGCCGGGTGGCCTCGCGCTCATCCGGCTTCTCGGCCCGCAGGCGCGGGTGCGCCAGCGCCGCATGTTCGGGGCTCTGCTCCAGAAGCACCTTCGCGATCGACGACGACAGCGACGGCTCTGGCGCGCAGTCGGCGTGATAGGTGTCCGCCGGCATCCGATAGAGCCCGGGGCCCGGCACGAAGCCGGCGAGGTGAGGGACGATCTTCATTGGCGCCTCCCGCCGGCCTGCCGCGCGAACCGCGCGGACTCGGCCTTCACGGCTTCGATGTGCTCGGGGTCGTAGGGGGCGGCGATCGCGGCGGCGCAGATGCGCTGCAGGTGGTAGCGGACCGCCTGCATGGCCGCGGAGCTGTTCAGCCCGTCCCCGTATCGGACGTCCGTGCCCTTGAAGGCGCGGGCGATCATGATGGCGAGCCGCGTATCGGTCGTGCCGAGCGCGATCACCCGGCAGCCCGTGTCGTAGAGCTGCCGCGCCGCGCGCTCGGGCGTGACGCCGTCGACCTGCGGAAGGCGAGCGGCGGCCCTCATCGTGCACCGTCCCGGCGCTCTCGCGCGGCGTCGAGCGAGGACACGTCGGCCGGCAGGTCCGCCAGCTTCATCCGGTGCGCGGCGGCCCGGAGCTCGGGCAGCATCGAGAAGACGACCAGTGCCGCCTCGTCCTGCTGGCCCTTGGCGAGAAGCGCCTGGAGCGCGAGCACGTCCTGGAGGGCGGCCTTCAGTGCGATCCGCAGGCGCCAGTTCTCGGCGCGGACCAAGCCGACGGCCCGCTCGTGCACCGCGGCCTCGAAGCCGCTGGTGTGCAGGGCGTTCTCGGCGACGAGGCATGAATAGGTCGGCAGGCCGGCCTCGGCCGCGCCGGAGTCCAGCGCCGCGACGACGCGCGCCAGGATCTCGGAGGCCAGCGTCGGCCAGTCGGCGGCGGCGCTCACGACTGCACCAGAGCGAGCAGCGCGGCGCGCTCGTCCTCGGACAGGTGACGGAATCCGTGGAGCAGCGCGGCCTCGTCCTCGCTGCGGGTCACGACCGGCGGCCGCTCCAGCTGCTCGGGCGTCAGGCCGTAGACGCTGGCGACGTCGTGAATCCGCTCGAGCGGCACGCGCTTCTGGCCGGTCTCGAAGAAGCAGACCATCGGCGTCGAGATGCCGAGGCGGCGCGCGACGAAGCTCTGGGACATGCCGGCGGCATCCCGCGCGGCCTTGAGGGCGGCGCCGATCTCGCGGCGCAGGGCGGGCGACTGCGCGCGTCCCTGGAGGCGTGCAGCCTCGCGGGCGTGGCGCAGCTGCACGCCGATCTGGTGCCGGGCCTCGACGTCCGGCGGGAGCGCATGGCGACGCGCGGCGATCATCGGCGGATCCCCTTCTTGGTCGGGTTGAGGTCGAGCTCGATCCCGCGGCGCTCGGCGGCGTTCTCCGCGAGACGGTGGACGTGGATCTCGGTGCAGCCCTTCCGCCGCATCTCGCCGAGCCAGCGGTCGCCGGCGCCGTGACCCAGGCCGACAGCGACGCCCTGCATCTGGGCGATCCCGTTGCTGTCGCGGGACACGCCGATCGCCACCGCCTCGGCCAGCTCGTCGACCTCGACGTCCCGGGCGTCGTGCACGCCGACGACGTACCGGCGGCCGGACTCGCCGCGCCAAGCGGACAAGGGCAGCGCGGGCGAGCCGCGCAGGCCGGCGGTGCTGCGGAGGCGCTCCTCGCGCGGAAGATCCTGGGCGGCCGACATCAGGCGGCTCCCCGACGTTCCCGCTGCACCTCGCGGTAAGCGGAGAGGATGCGGTCGACGGCCGCCTCGGTGATCGTGTCGTCGTCCAGCGCCTTGCGGACCTGGTCGCGTATCGTGAGCGTGTCGGCGGTGCCGGCGCGACGGATGACCGACTGCTGAACCATCGCCGGCTCGCGGCTCGCGCGCAGGATCAGGTCGTGGGCCGCCAGATTGGGGGAGGGCAGATGCGCCAACATCAGCGCGCCTCCGACGAGAGGCACCGGCCGGTGCGGGCGAAGTGGTCGCCGGCCGCCAGATGCGCGGCGACGGCTTGGTCGGGCGTCAGGTCGCGAGCCTTGCCACCGCGCGGGTAGAGATCCGGGCGCAGATCGTGCCGGGACACGCCCGAGGCGGCCTCGACCGCCTCGACGTGCTGCGTCGGGCAGAACGTCCAGGCGCCAACGGACACGGCATGCAGGCCGAGCCGGTGAGCGAGGCGGGCCGAGCCCCCAGCCGTAGGGATGGCGCGCCGGATGGCGGCGTGGGCGCGCATGGCCTGCGCCATGCTGGCGAAGCGGGGGCGGGCGGCCATATCAGGCGGCCTCCGCCAGGAACGCGATCGCCGAGACGCCGGTCGTCGCGCCGTCCCGCTGCTTGGCCGCGAAGAACGCCTCGGCCGCAGCGCACAGCGTCTCGCGGGCCTCGCTGACCGACGGCGCTTGCGCGGCGGTCGAAGGCGCCGGCGCGTCGAAGAAGGCCTGCATCGGCCGACCGACCAGCGCGCAGAACACGCTGAGATCAATCGCGCTGATCCGGTTCGTGCCCTTCTCGTATTTCTGGAGTTGAGCGGCCGACACGCTGATCGCAGCGGCGACGGTGCGCTGGGTCAGGCCGGCGGCGACGCGGGCGGCGCGCATGCGCGCGCCGAGGTCCACGTCCTGGGCCGTGGCGGGCTTGCCAGCCATCAGCGGATGCCCTGCGAGGCGCGGCGGGCGGCCAGGTATTGGTCACCGATCCAGACCGGGACGAACGGGCTGAGTCCGAGCGTGACGGCGGCGAGCTGCGTCCAGCAGATCAGCTCGAGGCAAGAACAGTTCGTGAGGTGGTTGACGACGTCGGCGAGCATGGCGGCGCTCCATCGGGAACGCCTTGATTAAAGCTGGACTTGATTAAACGGTCAAGCGAGGTAAAGCAGAAAATTCAAGCCACGCTTTATCTGCGGAAGCGACGGTGCTCGATCATCACTCCGACGATGGTGCCGGGGTTGCGCGCGTTCATGACGAGGGTCGGGAAATCGTCGTTGAGCGGCGACAGCTCGATCACCGGCTGGCCATCGTCGTCCAGGCCGCGCGGCCGGTAGCGCTTGAAGGTCGCTCGGTCATCGCGATCCAACTTCGCGACGACGTAATCTCCGGGGCGCGGCTCGATGCCGGTGTCGATCACGATCACATCGCCTTCCCGGAACTCCGGGGCCATGCTGCCGCTCTCGATCTCCAACGCGAACGCGTCACCCACAGGTCGCTTACTCAACTCGAAGGCGCGAGTCGCACGTGGTCGCTCGCCTTCTGCGATTATGGCCCGCCACTGACCTGCCGCAACGCGATCTATCAGCGGGGCGTAATACGCTGGGGACGGCTGTGGATGGCCTTTAAAATCCCCTTCGTCCTCAGACATCAAGTCGTCGGCCGAGACGCCAAGGAAGTTGGCGATCTTCATGACCCGCCCGATCTCCGGGCCGTGCTGGGCGCGCTCCCATTGCGATACGGCCTGCACGCTGACGCCGACCAGCGTCGCGATCTCGTGCTGTTTCTTGCCGGCGCGCACGCGCGCGGCCTTGAGGCGCGATCCGAAAGACATGTCAGCAACATAAAGCGTCGCTTTAGACGCGCAATGAAGCACTGCTTGACACCCAACTCAAGTTTGGCTTTACTCGCGCCATGCGCTCGCGTGACGAAGCCCTTTCACGGGCAATCCAGGCCGTAGGCACCGCTCAGGAGCTTGCGAAGCAGCTCGCGGTCACCCCGCAGGCGCTCTCGCAATGGGAGCGCGTGCCTGCGCTTCGCACGCTCGAGGTGGAGCGGATCACGGGGGTGCCTCGTCATGAGCTCCGCCCGGATCTTTATCCGGCTCCTGAGCCCGAGCCGGTCCCGGCCGAAGCGGCCGCCTGACATGCCCTTCCGCGGCATCCTCGTCGGTCTGGCCCTCGTGCTCCCCTTCTGGCTCGCCGTGATCGTCGGCGTCGCGCAGATGCGTGGGGCGGCCCATTTCGGCGAGCTTCCCCCTATGCCGTGGAGCGCGCGTTGAGCGCCGCTCCCATCCTCTCGCGCTACTGCGCGTCCGATCTCGACCAGGGTGTCCGTGGAAACGTCCTGAGCGGAACCCGTCTGCTGGGCACGGGCCGAGAAAGCCCCGGCGACCTTTCAGCTCGCCTCGCTGCCGGACACGGCGAGGCTCGAGCGCCCCGCGGTGACATCGCCTCCTCGACCCGCCGCGGGGTCGCTGTTTGCCCGCACACGTCTCTCCTCCGCCAAGACGAAGACGTGCGCTGGCCTGTAAATGCGGATGATTGTTCTGCGTACCGCATCCCTCTGCATCTGCTGATCCTCTCGGCTGGATGCCGCTCGCTCCACTGTGGAGCCTGCTGATGTCGGTTGCCACCTCCATGACGCTCGCCTCGGCGCCCTCAACCTCGATGCACACAGCATCGAGGAAGAGCATGCGAACGTCTGAGCCGATCGTGCGAAAGATTGGGGTGCTCGAACCCCAGGTTTTCGGAGCACGCATCGCCGGCTTCCTGCGGTCGATCCATCCGCAGAAGACCGCGGCCTGCGTTGAGGCCGACACCAAGATCTCGTCGCGCACAGTCGCGAAGTGGTTGGAGGGCGCCTCGTCGCCCGCCGGTAACGCCTACCACCGCCTGATCGAGGTCTACGGGCCCGAGCTGTTCGTCTTCGTGAACCCGGAGGCGTCGCCCGCGTCCCTGCGCGAGGCCGCGCTGCTGTGCCGGCAGGCGCGGCTGGAGCGCCAGGTCGAGGAGAAGCAGCGCGAGATCGCCGAACTGAGGGCCGGCCGATGGTAGTCGCCGCCGCCATCCTCAAGGCGATCGCCGACGCCCTCCAGTCGCTGGCCGACGCCCTGCTCTGGTGCGCGGACGCGCTGACCGGCGGGGCACGCCTCGTCCTGCGGTGCTCGCGCCTCTGCCTCGACCGGGCCCGCGAGTGGGACCCGCGTCTGTGGGACCGAGATCGGGATCCGCGCAGCGACACCCGGGAGCGCCGGCCGTGACCCTGCGCGCCCTCTGCTTTCCCGGCTGAAAGGCCCGCCCCGCGGGGCGCTCCCGCGCGATCAGGAGGCCCGCGATGGCCGAGAAGCTCAAGGACAGCAAAGCGAAGAAGCAGACCGGCGTCGCCCCGCCGGTGCTGAAGAGCCTCATTGACGTCTGCAACACGCACAAGAACGACATGGACGCGGCGCGCGGCGAGCTCGGCGCCGCCGTGAAGAAGGCCGAGGACGTGCACGGCGTGCACCGAAAGGCCTTCAACGACTGCCGGAAGCTCTCGCGCATGGAGGACGCGGCCCGGGCCGACTACCTCCGCGCCTTCGACGACTACCGCGAGAAGCTCAGCCTCAACCCGGCGCCGGACCTGTTCGATGGCGCCGCCGAGGGTGACGAGGAGAAGCGCCGCGCCGCCCAGGCCGAGAAGGCCGCGGGCGAGGATCAGGCCGCCGAGAACACCCGGCGCCTGAAGGGCGGCATCACGCAGCTGGCGCACTGAGCCATGGCGCTGCCGAAGATCCTCGCTCTCGATCTGGCGACCCGCCTGGGCTGGGCCTGCGGGTCGCCCGACGGGGAGCCGCTCTACGGCTCGAAGCTGCTGCCCTCCACCGGGGCCGAGATCGGGCGCTTCGGCGACGCCTACGACGAGTGGCTCCTCGACATGATCACGCTGGAGAACCCGGCGCTGGTCGTGTTCGAGGCGCCCTTCGTCAGCGGCACGGGCAACGCGAACACCGCCCGCAAGCTCATGGGCCTGTGCTGGCAGACCGAGCTCGCCTGCTACCGCCGGCAGATCCGCTGCATGGAGCACAACAACAGCAGCGTGAAGAAGATGTTCGCCGGCAACGGCAAGGCGAGCAAGGACGATATGGTCGAGGCCGCCCGGCGCCACGGCTGGGATCCGAAGGACGACAACGCGGCCGACGCCCTCGGCCTGTGGGCCTGCGCCGTCCACGAGAAGGCGCCGCGGTACTCTCGCCTGACCCTCGGCCGCCTCGGCGGGAGGGCGGCGTGATCCCGGCGGGCCACACCGCTGTCATGGCGTCCCGGCGCGAGCCGCCGGACAGCCTGGACTTCTTCCCGACGCCGCCCTGGGCCACGCGCGCGCTGTGCGAGCACGTGCTGCCGCATCTCGGCCTGCAGCAGGACATGCAGTTCGAGGCCTGCTGGGATCCAGCCTGCGGCGAGGGCCACATGATCGAGATCCTGCTGGAGTACTTCGGCGGGGGCGGTTGGGGCTCCGACATCTTCGACTATGGCCGCGGCTACCGGACCGAGGACTTCCTCGACGACCGGACCGTGATTGGTTGCCCGAGCTCCGGCCTCGGACCGAGCTTCATCATCACCAACCCGCCGTTCCGCCCAGCGACCGCCTTCACCCTGCGCGCGCTGACGCTGGCTCCGGTCGTCGCGATGCTGCTGCGGACCGTCTGGGTCGAGGGTGTGGAGCGCTACGAGACCCTGTTCCGGGACCGGCCGCCGACGCTGCTCGCGCCGTTCGTCGAGCGCGTGCCCATGACGAAGGGGCGCTGGGATCCGGATGCCGGCACGGCCACGTCCTACGCGTGGTTCGTGTGGGTGCGCGGCCGCGCCCCGCAGGCGCCGTTCTGGATTCCGCCCGGGTGCCGGCAGCGCCTGACCAAGCCGACGGACCGCGCGCGCTTCGCCGTTCAGACGGCCGCCCCGCTCTTCGATCTCGCGGCGGCGGAGTAGCGCCATGCGATGGGCGATCATCCGAAACCAGCAGGTGCTCTACCGCGGGACCCGCGAGGAAGTCCTGGCCGCGGCCGAGCGCTACGACCTGATCTGCCAAACCGTCCCGGGCGTCCAGCAGCCTCTCGAGGGCCGCGGCTTCTACCCGGACGGCGCCGAGATCCCGCCGCGCCTTCGCCAGGGCGCGGTGATGATGCCGGAGGACATGCTTCCGGCCCGCCACCGGAGGCGCGCTGCATGAGCTGGGACAACGAGAAGGTCGTGGCCTTCCGGCCGACCGACAACCAGGCGCTTGAGCGGCTGCCGCACTGCTTCGACACCGAGCGGGCGTTGCTGGCCGCGCTGCTGCTGAAGCCGGATCAGCTCACCGAGGTGGCGCAGGGGCTCAAGGTCGACGACCTGTTCGGGGCCGAGCACCGCGAGGTGTATGGGACCATGCTGGCCTTGAGCGCCGGCGGCTTACCGGTCTCGGCCGTCACGGTCGCCCAGTACCTCAAGACGCGCGAGATCGCGGGCCAGCCGCCGGCGCGATACCTCGCCGGCCTTGCGGCCGATGCAGCTTCCTGGGACGCGCCCGGCCACGCCACGATCGTGCGCGAGTTCGCCCGCCGGCGCGCGCTGGTGATGATCGGGGAGGGCCTCGCTGAGCAGGCGCGCCAGGGCGGCGCGGAGGACCAAGCCAGCACGCTGATCGACGAGACCGATACGGCGCTCCTCGAGGTGCGCGGTACGGGCAGCGACGGGCGGCTGAGCGGCCAGGACGCGGCGCAGGCCACGGCCTGGATGCGGGAGCGGATCGAGGGGCTGCGGTCCGGGCTGCTGCGGTCCACGGCGGTCCCGACCGGCATCGCGGATCTCGACCGGGCGACGAACGGCGGATTCCAGCGCGGTCAGCTCTGGCTGCTCGCGGGCCGGCCCGGCATGGGCAAGACGGTGGCGATGACGTCGCTGAGCCGGTTTGCCGCCCGCCATGCCGGCGTGATCGTCTTCCAGTGCGAGGTGACCCGCGACCAGCAGATCGCCCGCTACCTCGCGGATCTCTCCTACCTGCACAACCGCCCGCTGACCTTCGGCAAGATCATGGCCGCGGTCGAGCTCGACGAGGACGAGCTGTGGCGGATCGACGAGGCGATGCAGCGCTACGAGCGCCTGCACCTCAAGCTGGAATGCGAGCCCTCGGTCAGCGTCGCCCAGATCGCGGCGGCGGTGAAGGCCGAGAAGCGGCGCCTCGCCAAGATGGGCCAGGACCTCGGCGTCGTCTTCATCGACTATCTGAAGTTCATCAAGGTCTCGGACCGCTACCAGGGCAACCGCGTGCTGGAGATCGGCGAGATCTCGGGTTCGCTCAAGCAGCTCGCCAAGTCCGAGGACATCTGCGTCGTGCTGCTGACGCAGTTGAACCGCGGCGTCGAATCCAAGGACCGGGCGGACAAGCGGCCCAGCCTCGCTGATCTCCGCGATTCCGGCGAGTTGGAGCAGGACGCCGACGCGGTGCTGATGCTCTACCGCGAGGCCTACTACCTCGAGAAGAAGCTCAAGGGGTCCAGCGACGACGACGTCGCGACCCGCCTGATCGAGAAGCAGAACGCTCTCGAGATCATCCTGGCCAAGAACCGCAGCGGGCCATGCCCGACCCTCGACCTGTGGTGCGACGTGGCCTCTTCCGCAATCGCCCAGACGACACGGGGTCCCCGATGACCGCGACCGAGCTCCCGCCTCCGCTCGTGCCCCTGAGCACGGATATCTCGGGCCTGCCGGCCTTCATGCTCGACGTCGAGCGCCTGTTCGCCTCGGAGCTCTGGGCCTTGTCCACGGGCGAGGAGTTCAAGGCGGCCGTGGCCCTCTGGGGCCGCGCTTGGCAGCAGACGCCACCCGGCTCGCTGCCCAACGACGACCGCCTCCTGGCCGCCTTTTCGGGGGCCGGCGCGCGGTGGAAGAAGGTCCGCGAGATGGCCCTCCGCGGCTTCGTTTTGTGCGCCGATGGCCGGTACTACCATCGAGTCCTGTGCGAGGACGTGTTGCGCGCCTCGCAGAAGAAGGAGGAGCGCAGGCAGCGCACGCTCGCTGCCTCGCGCGCCCGCCGCGCTCGTGATGGCGACGAGCTGAAGTAG